GATGGCTGCTGGTTACTTTGGTGGCGCGGCTAACGCTATCACTGGTGGGTACGGCATAGACCCTGAAACCAAAGACTATCTGCGCAAAACCGCTTCCGGTTCTACATTTGTAGGTGAACTGACCGGCGGTGGATTGATGTCAATTCCCGCCATTCGCGGTGCGCAGGGTATCCTCGCTGGCACTCGTCTCGCCGGAGCCGCGCCGCTTATTGGCGAAACCGCATACGGTGCGCTGTACGGTAGCGGAGAAGCTGGCGAAGGTAATCGTCTTCAAGGCGCGGCCATTGGTGGTGGTGCGGCTCTCCTAGGCGGTGCGCTTGCCAACCGTTTCCTGCCGGGTGGTCCGGGTACATTGACTGGCGCGCCACGCACAAATGTACCCCCCGCCGGTCGTTTTGCAGGCCAGCAAATCTCACCAGAACAAATCGTCGCCGCTGGCCGTCAAGCCGATATACCGGTCATGACTAGCGATGTTAGGCCTCCGACGACCCGCGTAGGGAAGCTCTTCCAATCGGCTGCTGAAACTATGCCGTTCGGTACAGGTGGGTTGCGCCGTGAGCAGCAAGTTGCCCGTGAAAACGCCGTCGAAAACCTTATGGCGGATTATGGTATTAGCTTAAAGGACGACATCGCTTCTGAAGTTGTGAGCAATCTGACCAAGAGCCGCGACGACACAATAGCTCGTTACAATAACATGAAGCAGAACGTAATCCAGCAATTTGCTGGCCGTGGATCGCTACCCGGTGGGAACGTGCCCGCGACAAAATCTACTGCTGCTATCGACAGCCTGCTCAGCGATCTGCGTGCGGAAAACCTTCCGCAGCAACTTGGCCCGTTGACCCGCCAACTTGAAGATGTTCGCAACAGCCTTACTACGCCCGGTGATCTCTCTAAGATTGAAGCCAATCGTAAGACGCTGTTTGAGCTAAAGGCCGATCCGAATCTTGCCTCAATCTCAAGTAAGTCTGAAAAAGCATTCCAGAAAGTCTATACTGCGCTTAACGAAGATATGGGTGACTATATCAAGGCTAACGGTACAGCCAAGGACTTCAATCTCTGGAAGGTAGCGAATACGAAGTTGGCCCGCACGGTGGATGAATTGCGTGTTGGCGGTTTGAAGAACGTGCTGAACAAGGGTGAGTTTGACCCGACTACCGTCACAAATATGCTAACCGGATCGAAGCCCGCGGATGTTCGCACGCTGTTCACAAGCCTCAACAAAGATGGCCGTGAAAGCGCCCGTCTTTTGCTTATTCAGGATGCTGCGAAAAGCGCAATGAACAAGGAAACTGGTGATATAGACCCAAATAAGTTTGCAAAGGCTGTTGCGGGTATGTCCGACAACTTCAGTCAATTTCTTGGCGGTTCCGATTTGCGCCGCGTGAAGGGTCTAGCTGAAGTTCTGCGCGCTACCAATCGCGCCCCAGTGGCCGCGGCCCTACCCCAGACTGGTGCGCAGCTTGTACCTTTTGTCACGATGGGTGCTTTCGGTAGTTTAGGTACACTTCTTGGCCTGTCGGTTCCGCAGGGCATGGCCCTCAGCGCCGCATTCGGTGCTTCCAAGCGGTTCTACGAAAGCAAGACCGCACGCGATCTGCTTCTGCGGATTAGCCAAGCGTCAGGCAGCAAGAAGGCTGAATTGATTAATCGGTTTGTCACTGACGCCACGGCTGCGGGCGCAGCTATCGGTGCTACTCGGATGAATGAAGGTGAGTAATGGCCAAGAAGAGTAGCGTTAAAGACATGACATGGCGACCACAACCTAAGTCGAAGCGTCGCCACAAACCCGACGGGCTTCGCCATCGTAAGTCTTTGGGGCCACGCAGTCACTTGCGAACTAGCTTCTGATATTATAGACACCGCCCATGAAGTTCATGGGCATTGATCCCGGCGCGTTCGGGGCTGTTGCTATTCTGGATAAGGATAGCCGAGAACTTGTCATCATCGACATGCCTACATTAAAGGTCAAGCGCGGGCCGCGTGTCGTCAATCAGGTTGACGCGCACATGCTGGCCACCGCTTTGCGCGGTCACGTCACCGCCGATACTTCCGCTCTCATCGAGAAGGTTCACGCCATGCCGGGCCAAGGTGTGTCCTCGATGTTCAGCTTCGGCAGAGCGGCGGGTATCGTCGAAGGCGTGCTTGCTGGCCTGTCTGTATCTTTTGAGTTGATACCGCCTGCGACTTGGATTAAGTCTATGCGCACGTTCGGAGGGAAGGACGGCAGTCGTCAGCGGGCACAAGAGTTGTTCCCGGACTACGCTCATCTCTTCGCACGGAAAAAGGACGATGGCCGAGCCGAAGCTGCGCTTCTCGCCTGCTACGCCGCTGAGAGGGAAGACAATGAACCATCTATTCGATTACCAAAAGGTCGGCGCAGACTTTCTCTGTGATAATCCGGCTGCGTTCCTCGCCGATGAGCAGGGCCTCGGCAAAACACTTCAAGTTATCGCGGCCTGTGATAAACTCGGTCTGACAAAGGTTGTCGTTATCTGCCCGGCCATTGCCAAGATTAACTGGCGTCGTGAGTTTGAGCGGTGGGGAACCGTCGAGCGCGAAGTCAAAGTCTTTAGCTACGATAAGATCACGCAATCAAAGGAGGTCCGCAATGAGATCGCAAAGTTTGAACCAGACGTTCTTGTTCTGGATGAGGCGCATTATCTGCGCAACCGTACTGCTAAGCGCACAAAGTATATCTACGGCCAGTATTGTCGTGGCGATGGTCTTGTTAAGTTTGCTGATCGTATTTGGTTGCTTAGCGGTACTCCCCTTCCTTCTAATGTCAGCGATCTGTGGACACATCTCAAAGCGATTTGGCAGTACCCTTTAAACTTCACTGACTTTACATTGTATTTTTGTAAAACTTGGAATGGTAAGTTTGGATTGCAAATTCTTGGGAACAAGTCGGAACGCATGGCTGAGTTCAAGACCGTGCTAAAATCAATGATGCTCCGCCGTAAATCCGAAGTTGTGTTGAAGGATTTACCACCCATCTGGTGGCAGGATACTTCGATAGAAGTAGCTAACTGGAGCGATACTAAGCACATTGAAGACCCACGAGAGAAGGAGGCCGTCGATGCTATCCTTGCTAACGCTCTGACAAACGAAGATTTATCCGAAAAGATAGATGGCATCGCCCCGCATATCGCGTCACTGCGTCGGCTGACTGGTGTAGCCAAGGCAGCGCCCATCGCCACACAGATAGCGGGCGAGTTGGCCGATGATGCCTACGACAAGATTGTAATCTTCGCCTACCACACCGACGCGATCCAGACGCTTTACGATAAGTTGAAGGACTTCAATCCGGTCGTTGTTGCAGGCGGTATGCCAACGGCTGAGCGCCAAGCGGCGATTGATAACTTCCAAACTGACCCGAAGGTGCGCGTATTCATCGGCCAGATCACAGCCTGCTCGACAGCCATTACCTTAACCGCCGCAAATCAGGTGGCGTTTGTCGAGATGGACTGGCTGAACTCTACTAATGCACAAGCGGCCAAGCGTTGCCATAGGATCGGCCAGCTAAAGCCGGTGATCGTTCGCGTATTCTCGTTAGCCAATTCGGTAGACGAACACGTCAACAAGATACTTGCGCGTAAAGCCCAGATGATTTCGGAGGCTTTAGACTAGCCAAAGTTAGCAAACTCTCCGTGAAGTTCTGCCGCGGCTTTGCAGTAAGCAGCATGTGCTTCTTCCGCAGTCAGGAATAGACCAAGGTGTTTGTTGCGGCCGTCTTTGTGGATTTGCGCATGCCATTTTCTAGCAGCTTTTAACCAATACACGCCTTTGTAGCCAGACGTATTACTAGCCTGCATACGGCGATTTCGGCTGTTCTCGGTATGAGAGGCTTCGCGGAGATTATTCAAGCGATTGTTAGCCGGGTTGCCGTCGATGTGGTCGATGAATTCTCGTGGCCAAACTCCATGTACCATGAGCCAAGCAAGCCGATGAGCGGAGTACCGTCTGTTTTTAACTTTAATTTCTACGTAACCTCTATTATTTACTCGGCCAGTTTGGTTTCCGGCACAGGCAGTTCCTGTACGCCTTACACGCCAAATGAAGGCTCCGGTTTCCGGATTGTAGTCTAGAAGTTGACGCGCCTCTTCGGCGGTAATAGTATGCGTATGCATTAGCTGCTCCTGTATAGCAGTGGATGTCGGGTTGGCGGATGTGGAGTCCGCCGACCCATTTTTATACCATACTAAGCGCAAAAGGAAAGAGCCAAAGGAGGACTTCCAAACCCCTTCGGCTCCCCTTGTGCCACCCAACTGGCAACAAACTTAACTCAAATCATAATAGGTCATCTAAGTCCGAGATGTCTGCGGACGGACGTTCCGTCGCAGTGAACTCGTCCGCAGCAGACAGGCGGCCATCCATACGGGGACCGTCGGCTACCTTCTGAAGATTGCCCAGTGAGAAGGCAACGCCGTTGTTGCCGTTTACGCTGTACGCGTAGGCGCGCAGCGAGGCACGGACCTTTGCACCCGGATAGATTTCTTTTGGATCAGTAATCGGAGCAGGCTTGCCGTTCTCGCCAGCAAACTTGCTGACCACACCGGGGGCTTGCTTAGATTTGACGTTCATGAAGACCGACCCTTCAGGGTAGCCCTTCTCTTCGCCATCGTTGCGGAAAGGCATACGGATTTTGCCGCCTTCCATGAGGCTCTTTGTCTTGTCTCCCCACTTCTCCTTGGCCACAGCCGCAGCCGTTGCTTTGAGTTCGGACATGTCAGTGCCGTCAGGGAATACAAGGCAGCAAGAATAGACTGGCTCACTTGCACCCGGAGGTGTTTGTGGTTCGAACACATGTGGATAAGAGATGATTGCTTCTGGTGTAATAACTTTTGACATCGGTATTTCCTTATTCAACGGTAAAGTCATCAATCGCTAGGGTAGCGATTGCTGGACGGTTATCTGTATCAGCGACCATTGATGTGCCGGATGATACAGCTATGACGAGCGATGCAGGCAAGTTCTTCTTACCTACAACACGCTCGATCTGCGGTGGCGACTTCAACTTCTTTTCGTAGATGTCGTCGTCATCGAGACCTTCTTCTGTGGCCCAAGCCACAAATTCTTCTTCAACACGCCAGCGGCGGGTCGGTCGTTTCTCAACCAGCTTGTAGCCGGGAAGCCCGCCGCCCGTTTCAAGCAGGCTATTGGCGTGGCGGCGCAAAGACTTGATCCACTCTTCGATCAGCGGAATCCTTTGCAGATAGTCCGCGACCTCCTGTGGAGTTAGGTCATTGACGGTTCGTACTGTGCCGAACTCGTCTTGTGCGACCTCAAGGGCATTGTTGCGCAGGGCCGAACAGGTTCCTGCTGCCAGACAAAACTTGCAGTGCTCACCCGAAATGCGCGGTGCGTCCGGCTTCAGCGACGCATGTGCTGCGTCAATAAGTTCTGTGCCGTAGTCCAGTATATCGTCACGGCTGTAGCTATGCGACCGCACCGGCCCATCAGGGTGCATGGCGCGTGGTTGTATAACGACCGTTATAACTTTATTGACCGGGGCCTTCTCGCCAATCTCAAGGATAGCACCGAGCGCATAGTATTTAAGCTGCTCGTTATCTGGGACTTCGACCGCAACACCTTGGCCGTGCTTATAGTCGATGACGTAAAGCGTCCCGGTTGCTTTGGCGTAGATGATGCAGTCCGCCGTGCCGAACATTGGCATGGGCGGGTCCAGCTTATCGAGGCTGAAGCGTTTTTCATAGCGGCAGATGCTTGGTTCCGATGCGGCCACATCTCGGATGTAGTCAATGTAAACCTGCACCGCACGCGCCATGTTGTCGTCAACCTTGTGGCCGTTGTGCTCTTGGCCAATGAAGGCGAAGGCATCTTCATGTCCATTGACTAAGCAGAACTCACCAAATTCATGCGCAGCCGTACCAAGTTCGGCGTAGGGTGAACTCTCGTTAGGGAACGGAGCCTCGGCGTTGAGTGAGCCGGGGCAGTTGATGCGGCGCTTCGCATTCGACGCGCCAAACTTAGCATGTGCTGTCATTTCCGAT